TTTATGCAAGGGAAATTATGAACAGAGATAAATTAGTACCCTCTACATTAAAGGTAACAGCATCTGAAGACTTAGTGTTGGGGCCTATTCAAAACCATCAAGACCAGAAATCTATAGCCGAACTACTACATGAGCAAGAAAAAGACCAAGAAGAAAAAGATAACCAAGAAGAAGAAGACCAAGACAACCAAGACCAAGATCAAGAAGAAAAAGGCTAGTAAGAATTTAGTTACAAGAAAAAATAAAAGATCTAAAAAGGTTCTTGAGTCGGAATTTCTAGAGGTACTGGATAAAATAACGAAAAAATTAATTCATAAATTTCGTTTTGGATATCACAGCACGGAGGATATGAAACAACAAGCATCTATTTTTGCACTAGAGGCTTTAGATCGATATGATGGCAAAAGGCCATTAGAAAATTTCTTATGGACCCATGTACGCAACAGATTGTTTAATTTCAAAAGAAACAATTATCAGCGTCCGGATAGTCCTTGTATTGGCTGCAAGTTTCATGATAAAAACCTAGAGAAAAGCGAGAGTGGATGTTTAGAGTTTACGAATAAGATAGACTGTCATCTATATAATAATTGGTTCAAAAGGAACGAGAACAAAAAGAATATTATGCAACCATCTTACATTGAAAATGAACAAGAGTATTTTTCGAGTAAATTTGGGTCTGATGTTGCAGGAGATAAAGAGATAGTTGAGTTTTTAGATGCTAATATTGAATCAGAATTTCGGGAATCTTATTTAAAACTAAAACATGGATCCAAAGTAAATAAAGATAAATTCGATAAATTAAAGGCACATATATTAACATTGTTACAAGATTATAATAAACCACTATGAGTAATGGACCTAAAAAAAGAGGAAAGCTTAGTCTAGATGAAGAAAAGTTCATCAGAGACAATTATGGTATTCTGGATATAGATTCTATATCAGAACATCTAAACAGAAACACAGCACCGATTAAAAGATATATTGAGGAAAATAATATATTTGCTAACTCGGAAGATGCTAAGGACTATGAAACTATTAGACAAAAGCTACATGCTAAGTCTTTCTGGAACGAAATAAAAAAACAATTCGATGAATCTACAGGGGAATTAGAATATTTTGAAAGCACTTGGATAAACTTAATAAAACAGTTCAGGGAAGATGTTTTACCAGCAGAAGAATTACAAATTAAACAGTTTATCACCATAGATATCTTAATTAACCGCAGCATGAAAGAGCGCAAAAGACATATCAAGGAAACAGAAAAACTACAGAAAAAGGTAGATGATGAATACGCTTTACCAGAAGACCAGAGAGATATTCCAAGATTGACGAATCTGGAGACACAATTAAGTTTTGCTAGAAACAGTATAGCTAATTATACAAACGAATATACGAAACTTTTAAATGAGCAACAAAAGATTAGTAAAGACCTTAAAGCAACCAGAGAGCAAAGAATCAAAAGAATTGAAGATGGCAAAAGTAGCTGGATAGGATTAATCCGAATGCTAGAGGACGAGCAGATTCGTGAAAGAGAAGGTAAGGAAATGGAAATCTTAAAACACGCTACAGAAAAATCAAGAAAAGAACTAGTAGAATATCACGAATATGAAGACGGTGTTGTAGACAGACCCTTCTTAACTCCAGAGGATATAAATAATGAATAATAAGACAGCTAATAAGACAGCATGTGTTACAGGGATAACAGGGCAGGATGGTAGTTATTTAGCTGCTTCTTTACTTTCAAGAGGCTACAGAGTTATAGGGCTACATCGTCGTAGTAGCACAAATAATTTTACTAGAGTAAAAGAGTTTATAGGACATCCCTTCTTTGAATTAGAGGAATTTGACCTTACAGATAGTTCAAGCATTGTTCATTCTATATTAAAATATGAACCAAAAGAATTTTACAATCTAGCAGCACAAAGCCATGTAGGAACAAGTTTTGGTCAGCCGAATACAACCTTTTGTGTGAATACGCATGGGGTCATAAATATACTAGAAGCTATCAGGAATACAGATCCTCAGATTAGGCTTTATCAAGCTAGTACCAGTGAAATGTTTGGGTCTAATTATACAATGAAAAATGATATGAAATACCAAAATGAAGAAACGGATTTTTCTCCGCAAAGTCCTTATGCCATAGCAAAAGCTGCTAGTCATCATATGGTAAGACTATACAGAGAAAGTTATGGCTTATATGCTTGTAGCGGAATATTGTTTAATCATGAAAGTCCGAAACGTGGCGAAAACTTTGTAACAAGAAAAATTACCAAATATATAGGTCAGTTGGTGAACGGTAAAGTAGATAGCAAATTGAAGCTAGGTAATATTGAATCATGTAGAGATTGGGGACACGCTAAAGATTATGTAGAAGCTATGCGTATGATGCTAAGTCAAGAAGAAGCAGATGATTACGTCATAGCAACCGGTCAAACGTATAGCGTAAAACATTTCTTGCAAGCAGCATTTGGAACTGTAGGTTTAGATTACCAAGATCATCTAGAAATAGACCCTGACCTATATCGTCCAGCGGAAGTAGATTACTTGTTGGGAGATGCAAGTAAAGCCAAAAAGCAGTTAGGCTGGACACCCCAAATATCCTTTGATAATTTAGTCAAAGAAATGGTTACTTCAGATGTTAGGTTATTTAGTGATTAGAAATTTTCAAGATCCTCTGTATAAAGAGTTTAGAAGAAAAGTTTTAGCGAGAGACAAAAGGCAATGCCAATGGCATGGATGTAATAGTAAGAAGAGGTTAAACGTTCATCACATAAAAACCTGGGCACAATGTCCTGGTTTAAGATACGACACTAATAATGGGATAACATTGTGTAGAGCTCACCACGACATGATTAAAGGTGTAGAACATCTTTATGAAGCTGTTTTCTTTAAGATAGTAGCCGACAACCATGGAAGAAAATGAATTTAAAATAATAGTTGACACTAGAGAGCAACAACCCTGGCATTTTAAAAACTATGCTACAGCAGTTAGCAAGGTAGATACTGGAGACTATACTGTTGAGGGTTTAGAAAAAATAGTGACCATAGAGCGTAAGAAAAGTGTAAATGAATTTGCTAATAACATAACGGAAAAAAGATTTAAAGATTGGGTAGGAAGATTATCCGAAATTGAGTTTCCTTTTATATTACTAGAGTTTGGATTAACAGATATATTAAACTATCCTATAGGCTCTAATATTCCTAAAAGAATGTGGAATAAAATCAAAATTCGACCGAATTATATAATTAAGAATTTACTTGAGTTAAATTTGCATTATAATATTAATGTGCTACTATGTGATAATCACAGAAACGCTGAACACTTAGCAGAACAAATTTTTAAGAGGGTTTATTTTATAGATAAAAATAGGAGAAGTGACAATGATAAAACTGAATGATGCTGTTACCATTCAAAGGCCAGCATATACTGACCAAAGAACTAATCAGGTGGTAACTCCAGATCCATTTACGATAAATGAATTGAAAGTAGTATTTTATGATCAAGAGCATCACAAGTTGATTGGTGCTCAGATAGAAGGTTTTCCTACTACTGTTACCTTATATCATGGTGAACAGTACGAGGCACTAGGAGATACTCGTTCTTTGTCTTCTTTCAAGCAAAAACTAATAGATTCACTAGGACAAGACCCTAAAGCCTTTTTACAAAACCTATTCCCTGCTACTTTAGAGTCTGTACCTAATGGACCAGGAAGTATTTTATCTGGTATGATTAGTGCTATGGGAGTTAAAAGTACTCCTAATTGTAGTTGTCGACGACATGCAATTGAAATGAATACTAACGGGCCAGAATGGTGTGAAGAAAACATGGGAACGATATTAAGCTGGCTTCAAGAAGAAAGTGAAAAAAGGAAATTACCCTTTATTAGATCTGTAGCTAAACTAATGGTTCAAAGAGCTATTAATAGATCTCGCAGATTGTTAGCTAAAGAAAAAGCAAATGGCTGATAATTCAAATTATGATGATGCATGGTTAGGTCTAGGTAATCTTGATCAGATTAAAATAGACAATAATCCTATGATCAATAGGACCAAGGATGATATAGAGAAACCAGATGTGCATCTCATGAGATTGGTTAGAGATCCTGATTATTTAGCGTCTACCGTTAAGTTATTATTTAATATTCAGCTTCATCCTATTCAGGTTGCAATCTTGCAAGAATTTTGGCTTCGTCCATTTCCTATGTTTGTAGCTAGTCGTGGATTTGGTAAGTCTTTTTTAATGAGTCTCTATTGTATATTAAAATGTACATTTAATCCTGGTACTAAGATTGTAGTAGTTGGTGCTGCTTTTAGACAGAGTAAAATCATATTTGAGTACATGGAAACAATATGGAGAAATAGCCCAATACTTCGTAGTATTTTTACAGGTAATGAGGATGGTCCTAGAAGAGATGTAGATAGATGTACTATTAGATTAGGAGACAGTTGGACTATTGCTGTGCCTATGGGTGATGGTAGTAAGATTAGAGGTTTAAGAGCACATATAATTATCGCTGACGAATTTGCTTCTATATCTCCTGATATATATGAGACTGTTGTTGCTGGTTTTGCTGCTGTTAGTGCTACGCCTATTGAGAATGTTAAATTTCAAGCTAAAAAAGCAGCTATGATTAAGGCTGGAGTTTGGAATGAAGATCTTGAAAATCTAGCTAATACGAAAAGCAATCAAGCTATTATTACAGGAACAGCAGACTATGGATTTAAACATTTTGCGCAGTACTGGAAAAGATACAAATCCATCATTGAAACAGGCGGAGACAAGCATAAACTGGAAGAAATTTTTAAGGGGGAAGTCCCTGAAAATTTTAACTGGAGAGACTACAGTATTATTAGAGTGCCGTACGAGCTGATACCTAAGGGGTTTATGGATGACAAACAAGTTGCAAGAGCCAAAGCTACTATTCATACAGGCATATATAATATGGAGTATGCTGCTTGCTTTGTAAGTGATAGTGACGGATTTTTTAAGAGAAGTTTGATAGAGGCATGCGTTGCAAATGAAGAAAACCCTATAACTATTAATGAAGAAAAAATAGTTTTTGATGCAGTTACACAAGGCAAACCAGATAAACAATATGTATATGGAATTGACCCAGCTTCGGAGAAAGATAATTTTAGTATTGTTGTATTAGAAATTCATCCTACACACAGCCGAATCGTTTATGTATGGACTACTAATAGAGGAAATTTTAAAGATAGACAAAAGACAGGCTTAGTAGAAGAATATGACTACTACAGTTTTTGTGCTAGGAAGATACGTAATTTGATGAAGGTTTTTCCAGCTGCCCTGATAGGGCTAGATGCTCAAGGTGGTGGTATTGCTATAGAAGAAGCTTTGCATGACCCCAACAATTTACAAGATGGAGAAAATTTAATACTACCTATTATAGACCCAAAGAAGAGAAAAGATACAGATGATCAAGCTGGTTTACATATTTTAGATATGGTACAGTTTGCCAAGGCTGATTGGATAGCACAAGCTAATCATGGATTAAGAAAAGATCTAGAAGATAAAGTTCTATTGTTTCCTAGATTTGATAATCTAACTCTAGGGTTAGCACTAGAAAGAGAAGGCACGAATGTTATTGATGGGTCTTTAGACAATCTATATGACAATACTAGTGATTGTATTTTAGAGATAGAAGAACTGAAAAACGAACTTACTACAATTGTAATGACACAAACTAGCACAGGACCTAATGCTAGAGACAGATGGGATACTCCAGAAGTTAAGCTGCAAAATGGTAAGAAGGGAAGATTAAGAAAAGATAGATATAGTTCTTTGCTAATAGCTAATATGATGGCTAGAACCGTTAAGAGACCAGAAAATACTCCTAAATTTGATAACATTGGAGGAAATCTTAGAGATATAGGTAAGCAGAGTGGAGATATGTATAAAGGACCAGAATGGTTTACTTCGTCAGTAAATAGCGAAGATATTTATCTTGGTGTATATAGAAAATAATCGATTGTATTGCAATACCATTAGAATCTTATTATAATAAACTATGACAGACAAAGACAAAAATCAGAACGACGTAATTAAAGACGCTAAACCTGAACCAGAGGAAGCGTATGTTTTTTGGGATAATGATGCTACTAGCAAAGAAAAGGCCATGAAAGCTTCTGGCGAGGCTTTAGAAGAATATGGGATGGTTCATTCTGCCAAGGCTGGTAGATTTCGTTCAGACTTTTCTGGCTTAGATACATCCACAGATGGTAGACCGGGTTTAACTCGTAGTGATTATGACTATTTTAGGGAACATGAAAAAGTTCCTACAAAGATTAAAAATATTTTAGGTAAAACCGATGATATTTATCAAAGAGTAGGTTTAGTCAAAAACGTTATTGATCTTATGGGAGATTTTGCAAGTCAGGGTATTAGACTTGTTCATAAAGTAAAGAAAACAGAAAGATTTTACCAAGAGTGGTTTAGAAGAATTAATGGCAAAGATCGAAGTGAAAGATTTTTAAATAACCTGTATAAGAGTGGCAATATTGTTATTAACAGGCAGGCTGGAAAACTAAGTACTAAATCTATCCAGCAAATGTATGCTGCCAATGCAGCAGCAGATATTAATATTTTGTCATTAGACTCTGAAGTAAAGGCTAGAGAAATTCCTTGGATTTACACTTTCATTGATCCTATCTACGTAGATGTCTCTGGTGGAGCAGCTTCTTCATTTGTTAGAAATAAAAAATATGAATTAACACTTCCAGCTTCCCTAAGGAAGATGATTAATAATCCTAAAACAGAAAGTGT